ATATGTTTGTAAAACGATTTATGCCGTTATTTGACGCAGATGATCAAGCGGGCGGAGGCCAAGTCGATGATCAAGTGACGGAGCAACCAACTGGCGACGATCAGCCGAAGAAAATCGAGCTTACGCAAGAAGAACTAGACGCGATTATTACGAAACGCGTTAGCCGTACGGAATCTAAATACGCAGATTACGGCGAGCTAAAAGAGAAGTTGACGGCGTATGAGAAAGCCGAGCAAGAAAAGGCAGACGCAGAGCTGACTGAACTGGATCGCATCAAAAAGGAGCTCGAAGCAAAGTCGGAGGCTGAAAAGACGCTTACGCAGCAGATCGAGGATCTTAAAAAAGCGAGCGAAAAAGAGAAGATTACGAATGAATTCATCAAGATTGCTACGGCTCATGGCGTCGCTTATATTGACGATGCCTTACGTCTTGCGGACTTAACGGAAGTTAAAGTCGAGGATGGGAAGGTACACGGAATAGAAGGCGTTGTTAAGGAGATCGTTGACAATAAACCTTATCTGATTAGTTCCGGCCAACAAAATAAAGCTATTGGTCAAGCTACAAACGGTGGTGGAGAATCAGGCGGGGAAGTCAAGACATTAGAAGCTCAATTAACTACTGCGAAAAAGGAAAAAAACTTTTCAAAGGTTGTTGAGATTTCTAACAAACTAAAAAGTCTACTAAATAACTAGGGGGAAACTAAATGTTAAAGAGTTACGATTTTAAGGATCAAGTACGACAGTTGGATGCGGGAATTGAGTTAATTCTACAAGATGAGCCGACTCTTTTAGGGCTGGTAGGTCTGAATGGCGAAGCTCTCTACCAAACTAAATTCGAGTGGATGTCTGATCGATTAAACTCGAACTTAGCAACGATTAAAGAAGTAGGTTCTGACGGTAAGATTACCGTCGCAGAGGACGACGGATCTAAGTTCCGTAAAGACGCTATCGTAGTTGTTGGGGAGGAGTATCTTAAAGTTACCGACGTTTCGGGCGATGTGTTAACGGTTATTCGAGGATTCGATGGTACTGCTCAAGAGGAGCTAAAAGCCGGTTCTGAATTGCGAATTGTTTCGCGTCCTCAAAATGAAGGTGCAGGCGTAGGCATGGACGAGGGTCACGATCGTTATGTTGATTACAACTTCACGCAAATCATTGAACGATATGCGGCAGTATCAAACACACAGCAAGCTGTCAGAACGCACAACGTAACGGATGAACTCAACTACCAAGTGCAATTACGACTAAAAGAAATGGCGCGTGAGTTCAACGACTGGTTGATTTATGGACGTAGAATTGACGGAAAGCCACGTATGACGGGCGGACTTTTAAACTTCGCTAACCTTAAAGGATCAGCAAAAGCGAATTTAGAAGGAAAAGAAGTAGAGGCCAAAGATATCAATGCGTTGATGGAGCAAGTCTATCTCAGAGGCGGGTCTGTTAACACAATCTTAACGAATACGGCGGGTGCTCGTCAAATTTCCAAAATGGCGACAGATACTATTCGAACTGAACGTACAGACGCAGCTACTGGCCACAGAATCAGCACGTTTGTTTCGGATATGGTTGGCGGCGGAGTCGCTACGGTCATCGTCGACCCTAACTTCCCGAAAGATAAGATTGCTTTGTTCGACCGAAGCATCCTTTCGCTGCATCCTTTGACTGGACGTTCAGTGTATGATACGGACGCAAGTGTTCCAGGCGCAGACTTTGTCGCAAGACAGATTCGCGGTGAATACGGAATCAAAGTTAAAAACGCTAACGAAAAAATTGCGATTCTCGAAAACATCGCTACAACTGTATCCTAATCGACGGGCTTAATTGCCCGTCTTTTATTTTTGAAAGGAGGAATTGCGCATGGCGCTTACTGACAGCCAAAAACAACGTCTTAACGAGTCTATGCCTATTGCGAATGAATTGAAACTAGGCGATATCATTCAAAACCTTCAATCTTCTGAAGGTGGGTCACTAGTTATTGAAGATGGCGCAATTAAAAATAGGCATATTGGTGACGGGGCTGTAAACTCCCGCACAATAGGAAAGGGAAGCGTTTTTCTCGATAACCTTAACTCGGAGGTTAAGTCGATTTTAGACGACTACAAAAGTCGTTTAGAGGCGTTAGAGGGGAAGGGTTCTAGCTGATGGCTATTTATAAATCGACACCTTTTTATATGATCGGAAGCTCTCAAAAAATTGTATTTGACCACAACGGAACTTATGAGACAGACGATCTTGACGAGATTAAATTACTAGACGACTTGTGTCCGAAGTGGGTTACGTGTATAAAAACGGAGGATAAACCGAAGCCGGCGCCAGCTAAAAAGCCCGCCAAGAAATCCTCCGCAAAATAACAGGAGGTGGGGCGAATGGCTGCTACGGTCGAAGGCGCAAACGACTATATTAATACGTTTTTAGTAGATACCGAGGATTGGATTGACGCAGACGAGGCGAAGAAGGAGCGACTATTAAATCGAGCCTCTTCGACTCTTACGCGTGTTTTTTCTAAATACGTCATACCCGACAAAGCGGTCTACGAGTTTGTTAACGTTCTAGCAATCGCGTACAACGATACGAACCGGCTGAACAAGCACGGCATTTCCTCGTTCTCGATCACCGGAGTCGGCTCGTTCAACTACAAGGATACATTGCGTGTGGAAGACGAAGACCTGATTCCGAAAGAATCGATCTCAGCTATCGAAGAAGAAAACGATGTCAAATTCGGGGGCAAGCGAATCAGAAGGACGGTGCTGTAAATGGCGATGTTTCCAATGCGTCAAACTATTACGGTGAAGCGTCCATCTGACGAGCTAGACCGGTGGGGAAATCCGAGTACAGAAGGCGCCGAATTTACGCTTAAGTGTCGCATCGACGAGGGATCGACCGCAGTCAAGGCGCGCAATAACGGCGTCGTTAAGTCCGAAGAGGCAGTCGCATCGGCTCGTATTCTATTAGATCGCCTGGCGGATGTGCGTTATACCGACGTAATCTCTTATACGAATGAACTCGGAGAAACGATGGAAAAGAGACCGAAAGAAATCAACGTTAAGAGACATATCGACGGTAAGGCGTTATTGACGGAGGTGTATTTATGAGTTTTACGATAGATGCAAGTAGTTTCATAGCGGGCATAACCAACGCTAACCGAAGCGCACTTGAAAGCGCGGCACAGGCACTAGGTGACTCCGGTGATGATCTCGGTAGGATTGCGCAGAATATCGCACCGATCGATAAAGGAACCTTACGCGCGAGTATTAAAAAGAACTACAAACTCGCAAAAGGCAAAGCGGTCGTAGACGTTTCGTTCCGTGCGGTAGAAGGCGGATTCAACTATGCGATATGGACTCACGAAATGGACTACAACCTCGGACCAGCATCGCAAGCGGCTGGCGGAATCGACGGCTACGAGGTCGGAAACAAGTACCTCGAACGTCCGTTAAAAGGAAACGCCGAGAAGTATGTACGCTGGATCGCTGAAGGCGTTCATAGGGGGCTGAGTTAATGCGTGTAGGCGAACTTATCGATTTCATTGAGTCGAAAGTAGACGGCAAGTACTACGTAAATAAATTTCCGGTAGACAGTAAAGGCGCCGCAATCTCGGTCAAGTTGACGGGAGGATTTCCGACGTCTAAATACACCGGGCTAAAGCGGCCGTCCTTTCAAGTATTAGTACGAGGCGAAGCTAGAGACGGCGCAGGTACGGAAGACAAAGCGTTTGAGTTATACGATGCGCTTACGAACGTTACCGAAGTACAGGTCGGCGGAAGCTCGATCGTACAGATGCGCTGCAATAACTCGGCGCCGTTGTATTTAGGTGACGACGAATCCGATCGTCCAATATATTCATTAAATTTCGATTGCGTAGAGCGTCCTTAAGGGGCGCTTTTTATTTTGCGCAAATATAAAAGGAGGAAAATAGATGGCGGCAGGAATTAGAGGAATTAACGTTCCTATCGGCCCGGCAATCGTCGAGTACGGCGAGGGGGCTGATATGGTAACTTATAAATTCACTAAGGGCGGTATCGTATTTAAAGCTGAAACATCCATTAAAGATGTCACGATTGATCAGTTCGGGGATACCCCGGTCAAATCTAGTACCAAAGGGGGGAACGCTGAAGTAACCGTACCGTTTGCGTTGCATGACTTAGAGCTACTAGCACCGGCAATGCCTAATAGTAAGCTGATTAAAGACAGTACAGATCCGACCAAAATGAAGTTAATGGTATCGGGCGAAGCGGGTTACGACATGCTGGCAGCGGCGAAACCTCTAGTTATTAAACCGACAGCACCAGGCACTACACCGAACGATTATATTACGATCCCACTTGCTGGAGCTGTGACGAACCCTGAGTACACGTATAACTCAGACGATGAGCGTATCGCGAATCTAACGTTTAAAGCATATCCGGATACGGACAACGATGGTCTTCTATATATTATGGGGGACGAAACAGCGGAATAACAACGAAAGGCATCGCTTGGCGGCGGTGTCTTTTTATTTTGAAAGGAGGTTACGCAATGAGCTTATTTGGTATCGGAGTCACGAAAAAGGTATCAAGCGAACTTACCCTCGGTGATAAAACGGTTCAAGTACCGAAACTAACGCCGGTCAAATGGAAGGAATTATTCGAAGTAGTCGATCGCGTGCCGCATTTATTCCTTACGGTTTTAAGCACCAACGGTAAAGATGACTTCGCAGCGACCTTAGTTGCGGCTATTAATCTAGCGATGGATGAAGTCGTCAAAATTGTCGCAGTCCTTTCCGGCCTAGACAAAGACTATGTACACGAAAACGTAGGCACCGACGAGATCGTCGAGTTTTTAATTGCGGTCGTTGAAAAGAACCGTCTGCAATCCGTAGCAAAAAACCTGAAAAGCCTTCTTCCGAAAGCAGCGGAGTAAAGCAAGCGGATGAAGGCGAGTACACAATCGACGACTACTTAATAGATGCGGCAGTTCTGCTCGGCGTCACGCAGCGGCAAATAGAAAACGATTATTACATGGTTGATATTCCGAAAATCTTACGCGCTAAAACGAAGGCTAACGCAATAGATCGTCTGTCGATGATTTCGTTGCTCGTCGGTTCTGAAGGTCGCGTTATGGATGATAGCGAATACCAACGCCTTGTTAAAGACTTACGTAAACAGGCCGGCTATGTGGACCGCGAAGAATTTGACCGTGAAAAGTTCGAGCAATTGCGGAACTTCTTTAAACAACAATAACGGAGGAAAGGAGGAAATCTATTGGCGGGTGTATCAGTAGGCGAAATTACAGCGACGCTGACGCTACAATCGAACCAATTTACGGCCGGCGTAGCGCAAGCCCAGGCGCAGATGCAGCAGATGGGCAATTCGGCCAAGTCGTTAAGCTCGCAAATGGGCCTCGTGCAGAAAGCGGCCTTGGCGGTCGGCGGCGCAGTCGTGGTCGGCATCGGGGCGTCTGCAAAAGCGGCGGCGAACTTTGAGCAACAAATGAGCGCAGTCAAAGCGGTATCAGGCGCCACGGCAGGCGAGATGAAAACGTTGACCGACCTCGCAATCAAGCTGGGCGAATCGACGTCGTTCAGTGCGACCGAAACGGCGCAGGCGACCGAGGAACTTGTAAAGGCCGGCGTATCGACGAAGGACATCATAAACGGAGGCTTAGCAGGCGCACTCGATCTAGCAGCGGCGGGAAACTTAAACCTTGCGGATGCAGCCGAGATTGCCAGTACGGCACTAAACGCGTTCAAGGCTGATAGCTTATCGGTATCTGAAGCGGCCGACATTCTCGCAGGCGCAGCCAACGCATCGGCGACGGACGTAGGCGAAATGAAGTTCGGCTTGGCTCAGGTGTCGGCGGTTGCGTCCGGGATCGGAATGTCGTTTAAAGACACGGCGACGGCACTTGCGGTATTTGCGCAGAACGGGATCAAAGGCTCGGATGCCGGTACGTCACTTAAAACGATGCTATCGCGATTAGAACCACAGACGAAGCAGCAAACGGAAGAAATGATGGAACTCGGACTCATAACGTCGGATGGAACGAATAAGTTCTTCGACCAAGCCGGCTCGCTGAAAGACTTGGCGTCTATTTCCGGCATTCTACAAAACGCGTTCAAGGGGCTAACGGATCAGCAGCGACAGTCCTCGCTTCAGACGCTATTCGGTTCGGATGCGGTCCGTGCTGGTACCGTCTTTTATAAAGAAGGCGCACAAGGCGTTGAGGATATGGCGGCAGCCATGTCGAAAGTAACGGCGGCTGAAGTCGCGAAAGTAAAGCTCGATAACTTCCTCGGATCAATCGAAGAATTCAGTGGCGCAGTCGAGACGCTCGGCATTAAGCTCGGAAACGAGTTCTTACCGCACCTACGAAAAATAGTCGACATTGGAGCCGATTTAGTTCGTGCCTTCAGTTCACTTAACCCTAGCGTAGTAGCGACGGGCGTCGCAATGGTCGGTACGTCGGCCGGAATCGCCCTTACGGCTTCTTCTGCGATAAAGCTCGGCTTTGCATTGCGTGGGCTATTCGCAGCGATGGGGCCGGCTGGTTGGATCATAACGGGGCTTTCGATACTCGGCGGCTTATTGGTCGGAGTTTCTGCGGGTTATAAGGCGATGAACACGGTTAGCCTCGAAGCGGCAAACGCGAAGCAAAAGGAAGTCGACGGAATCAACAAGACGATCAAAGAATACGACGGACTTCAGGCGAAAATGAAGCTGACGAACGACGAGCTACTGCGCTACTTAGACAACAAGGACGCGCTTGCTAACGAGAAAGATTCGGCTGCGATTAAAAAGCTAAACGCTGAACAGGACGGCTTACGTAAAAGTTCGGGGCTTACGAACGAAGAGTTCGACCGGTTCTTACAACTGAACGATCAGATCATCAAGAAGTCACCGGAAACAGAAGCGGCTTTCTCGGCGCAAGGCAATGCAATCGCGAAGAATACCGAGGCGATGAAACGTTTGAGTGCGGAGAAAGCGGAAGAATTGCGCTTGGAGCTAGAGAAACAGAAAACGATTGCGGAACGAAATATGGACGGTCAACTACAGAAAGAAAAACAGCTTAAACAAGAAATAAACGGCATCACGGAACAGCGGGCTGAAAAAGAGCAGGCGGTCGCAAATCAATTAGCGACTGTAGAAAGTATCGAACAGAAAATTGCGCAAGCTAAACAAAACGGGGACAAAGCAACGGCAAATATGCTAGAAGTAAATCTTGCGCAAGAGAAGCGTATTTTGGAGGCAAAGCAAACCGAATTAGTAAAGAGTACGGAGTCTTTGCAGAAAAAACGTGCCAGCCTAGCGGAGACACAAAAGGAACTCACAAAACTCGATCAAGTGAATCAAAAAATGGTTCAGTTAGAATTACGTCAAGTTGGTCTTACTGCGAAAAAAGGGCAAGGGGTCGCAGTCCTAGATAGAGAGATCAGCAAGCTCAGAGATGCGCGGTCTAACTTAATCAACAACACGACTGAAGCGGACAAAAAGACGGCCGAGTACCGAGAATCACTAGCCGCGATTGAAAGCGAGCTGTCTCAGTTAGAGCGAACGAAGAACAAGGTCATCGAAATCACCAGTCAAGCATCGACTATGAATGCGGAGCTGAGTAAGGACCTGAGTAAGCGAATTACGATTATCACAACAGACGTCACACGTAAAACGGAACGAGCCGTCAGCCGTGGACGCGGAAACGAAGGTACGTATCACGTCGGAGGCATCGTCGGTAAACCGGCCGGTAAGTTGCACTCAGGCGGCATGGCATCGAAGTTTATTGACCGCCCAATGAGCCACGAAGTTGATATTCGCGCCCTACGAAATGAAATGGTCTTAACGGAAGCGCAGCAGTCGAATTTGTTCCGGATGCTAGACGCTGGCCATACGGCTCGTGTTGCGTCAGCAGGCGGTTATAGCCCGCAAATGCAATCGGACCTGTTAGCGATCAGAACTGCAATCGAAGCAATTAAAGGCACGACTATCGTTATGGAGTCGGAAGTAATCGGTCGGTTGGTCGAACCACATGTAAGCAGACGACAAATGGACGATATCGAACGAAGCAGTTATTAAGGAGGAGGTGAACGGTTGAGTAACGCTAGTTTCATTAAATCTATCGCACCTGACGCGCAGAAGATATATCGGAACTACGACATTCTCGCATCGCTTGTTATTGCGCAAGGGTGTTTGGAATCCGGTTATGGGACGTCGGGGCTTGCGACACGAGGAAAGAACTTGTTCGGCGTTAAGGGTTCTTATAAAGGCGAATCGATTCGTATGTTGACGTGGGAAGTTTACGATGGCCGTAACGTCCAGGTCTACGCAGACTTTCGAAAATATCCGTCTTGGTACGAATCAATGCAAGACCTCGCGAAACTATATACTAACGGTACGAGTTGGGACCCGAATCACTATAAAGCGGTCGTCGGCGAAAAGAACTACCGGAAAGCGACGAGCGCTCTCGTAAATGCCGGGTATGCAACGGATCCAGCATACGCGACGAAGTTAAACAACATTATCGCGACGAACGATTTGACGAAGTACGATACGAAGACTTCATCGGATACAAGTACGGGAGTAGATACGCCGGCCCAGCCAGCGCCCGAACCAACCGTTGTTGACGTAGCAGACGAAATAGACGTAGATGCGTTTTCTCCGGATGTTGTTTTCGGAAGGTCTTCAGCACTTCCGAGATCCGACGCTAACTTCCGTATTCAATATAAAAACGGGCGCATTCTCGACATGGCACGCGACCTATCGGTATTGGTCCACAGTTTAGTCGTATCCGCACCTAGCCCATCAATCTACTACGAATCTATTCCCGGCAAAAACGGTTCATATCGGACAGGAAAAGACTTCGGTAACCGCCGTATATCTGCTCAATGTACAATGTACGCTGAAGATGCGGCCGATTATTATTTACTGCGGGATGAAATTTATAACGCTCTCTATCGCGATGAAGAATACTACTTGATCGCTGAAGGTAATCCGAAGAAGCGCTGGAAAGTCGAATTAAACGATTCTTTCGAGCCGGAACGGACGGGCAGCGTTGGCGAATTCAGCCTTTCGTTTGAGAGTGCGTCACCTTACTGTGAATCAATCGGAACTACGCAGGGGGCGATGACTTTTGAATCGAATCTTTGGCAATTGGGCGAAGGCCTTACCGATGAGATTCCTAAATATAAACATACGTCAACCAGCTTCCGTATTTTTAATGCGGGGGCTATTCGTATTGATCCGTTAGAATTACCATTCGTCATTTCGTATAAGGGCGCCTCGTCTAATTTAAAGATTACGAACAAAACGACGGGCGATGCGTGGCAGTACGAAGGGACGTCCGTATCTAATGAGACGATCTTACTGGACGGGGTTAAGGCGCGCAAAAACGGTGTAAGTATTTTCGGTGATACAAACCGAAAGACGATTCGCTTAGAGCCGGGATGGAATGACTTTGTACTATCGGGAACGAGCGGGTCATTCGAAATCAAGTTCGATTTCCGTTTCTACTATTTCTAGGAGGTGGCGCGATGGAGCTACTAATAAAAACGTTAAGAGGCGAAGTTGAGGCGCTTACCGACTACGATTGTACAGTGCGAGAAACGGCGGAGAATGAGAAGTCGCTTGATGTGACGGTGACTAAAACGACCAGCAACGACCATTCCTTTGCGCTAATTGAGAACGAAAACATCATCGTATGTGACGGCGATGAGTACGTAATCAGGAAGACGAATTCAACTACGGGTGTTGAGACGATTAAAGTTTCCGCATCTGCGATTTATAAACCGTTGATCGATCTCGCTGACAATTACGTTTACAGCAAGTCCGGTAAAAAGAAAAAAATGACGATTGATGACATGGTTGCGATCGCTCTCGAAGGGTCCGGCTATTCGTACGATATATCGCCGGAAGGACTAACGACAACATTCGAATTAGAGGATTTCGGCGACGGATTTTCTAACGATTTATTGCGTGACATCCTTGATAAATACAAGGCGGAATACACTTTCTCCGGAAAGAAAATCGTCATTGCGAAAGAATTAGGTCGCGATACCGACTATCAGATACGCCATAGGTTTAATACCCGCGATGAACAAGCGGAGATAGATACGAGTAATCTAAAAACCTATATCCGCGGCTTCGGTAAAGAGAACGATAAGACTAAATCGTATGCAGTCGAACTTGATTATACGAGTCCCTTGGCGGAAATCTACGGAATTAAGCATGCAGCGCCTATACGTGATGATACCTACACTGCATCAAACGCCGATGAATTAGAGCTTCGTTTGCAAGAAGAGCTAACGGACACGATCGAACTGTCTCTAACGCTAACCTATACGGAGCTTAGGCATTTCGGCATCCAAGACATACGAAAAGGTGACTATGTGTGGTGTATGATCGATCCTTTCGGAATCAACAAACGTATTAAAGTCGTGGGCGTCGAACGTTATTCAGACACGAACAAATCTCCTGTCTTTACTTTCGGAAAACTCAAACGCGATGTTAAGTCGGTCCTAAAGAACTTTAAGAGAACGGAGAAACGTGTATCTAAATTATTCGATGCGGCTGGTAAAGTAAAAGGCTCGAGCGTCGGGTCAGGTATTCGTATAGGAAGCGACGCGAGCTTTGACGAGGGCTATGATCCAACGACTATACCTCGGTACGGACCCGCGACGGCAGTGTCGGACGGATTACTTACGTCAAATGATTATCAAAAATTGCAAAGTATTGTAGTTGGTCCGGATGGAAAGCCGCAAGTAGATATGGCGAGTTCTACGACGGCGGGTCTAATGTCATCGGCTGACTACGTTAAGCTCTCAAAGGTTACCGTAAGCCCTTCCGGCGCTAACGTTGATCTGAACAAACTAGTCGCGGACGTAGCAGCACTTACCGCGAGAGTGGCGGCGCTAGAATCAAAATAAAGGAGGAACTAAATGGCTAACGTACATTTAAAGCGAATATCGCCGTCGTGGGATCGTGTCGCGAGAAATAACCTTAACGATAACTTTGGTGATATCGAAAAAGGATTCGCAAAAACGACCGACGAGCTTCACGCTCACAAGAACGCTCCCATTGCGCACAAGTCCACACAGATTCAGCATGGGCTTTTTGACGTTGGTAATCGTTTGGATAACTACGGTGCTCGTTTCGCAAACCTCGTAGTTAACCACGATGGGGAAGACGTAAAGGAAGTCGTAGACCTGCGGGTCGCACTTGACGCGACGACACACCTTACGGCCAAAGACCGATTTGACTATGACTTCGCCAAACTATTACGTAAATTCGATTATCTGCCGGACGTCAACGTTGTGGAACTCGGCGCTGATCCTACCGGTCAAAAAGACTCATCACCGGCAATTCAAGAGGCCCTAGACCGAGCAAAGAACGGTAAAAGTGTCCGTGTGTATATTCCGCCAGGCAGCTACCGGCTAAATGCTACGCTTATAAACTGGGGAAATACGCTAGTGAGCGCAAAGGATGCCGTGTTACTGAATTACGCAGGTCGCTATATGATGACGAACGGTGACGGGACGACCAATTACTACGGATACAACGGAAACGGTAATATGGTTTTCGAGGGCGGAACGTGGGATTGTCGAGGCGCAGCGATTCAGCTACGTAGTAACTGTTTTTCATTCGGACATGCGCGAAACATCTTTATTAAGGAAGCCGTATTCAAGGACGTACCTAGTTACCACGCGATTGAGTTTAACGCGTGTCAAAACTTCAAAGTTGAGGATTCGTCGTTTCTCGGTTTCGTGGATCTTGACGGAACGCGCTATTTTTCCGAAGCCATTCAAATCGACCTGGCACAAAGACCTGAAGTGTTCGGCGCTTTCGGAGCATACGACTTCACGGTTTGTAAAGACGGTATCGTCGATAACTGTTACTTCGGGCCTTCAGGTACACCCGGCACTCAGTCATGGCCGAGGGGAGTTGGTTCGCACAGTTCTACAATCGGCTACTGGCACGAAAATATAACCGTTCGAAACTCTACGTTTATGGAAACGGAAGGATGGGCGATTCGCGGCTATAACTGGATTATCACGGAAATCACCGGGAATACCTTACGTAACTGTCGTTATGGAATCACCGTCAGCGCTATTGATCCTGCAAATACCGGCCATACGATGAACGACAAATTCGAGCAACTATCCGTGTCACAGCCGTTTCATCATGTCGTAGTTTCAGACAACAAGATACTAGATACGCGCGAAAATGAAGGAATCTTTATCCGCGGAATCTATGAATCCGGAATCGTGCGAAATGTCAACATCGTTGGGAACATCATTGACGGAGTAGGTGGTGATGACGAGGGAGGTATCCGATTAGACGCAGTAAGGAACGGTTTGGTCGCCGCAAATCAAATCTCGAATACATCCGGGGACGGCGTTCGGATGAACGACTGCGTGGGGATTAACGTTTCGGGCGGAAATCAAATCAGCTTTATCGGTCGTGATGGTATCGCAGCATTCGGGGAGTCGTCCGACCTTTTAATTAGCGGCAACCTGATTCGACGTCCTGGTCGATATGGCATCGAACAATCCGGCGTTTTATTTGCAGTCATCGCGAGTAATTTAATCACGGGCGCGGGACTAAATGAACACGGTATGTACGAATCTATTCGGATATCAAACGAGGCGCGGAGCATTTTGGTATACGGAAATAAATGCCGATCGATTTCGACCATTACGAACCTAGCACGCGCAGGTATCTACATTACATCTACCGTGAGTGGCGTCATTAGGTACGGAAACGATTGTCGAGGCGATTGGACGATTAGTGGTGTCGTAGACAATGCTTCGGATACCATAACGAGTGCGACAGACGCAATTTAAGGGAGGCGATAGTTTGAAAATTCTTGTGATGGGAGACGATCGGGTGCCGGTCGACTCAGCGGTTATCTCGGAAGATGGCCGTTCCCTTGCGTGTTTTCTAGAGGACGGATCGAAAGTCGTCAGTTTAGAGGGCGTGAACTTCGATAATGTGTGGTTAGAGGACTCCGAAGGCGAGCGAATCGAGTTTAGTCGTACGGTAACGGAAAAAGAGACCATCGATCAATTGAAGGCGAAGCTAGACGACTTAGTGACGGAAATAGAAACACTGAAAGGAGAACGCGATGATCTATAAGCCAGCGAAATTAACTTTCGATGTAAATGCACGAACTAGTCCTTCCGTAAAAACGGACATACAATTTATTACGCAGGACTTAAATACGGCGCGACTAGATTTCACTCTAACGAAAGATGGCGTGCCTCTACCTCTTTCCGCGGTGTCCGGTAAACTTGTACTCGCCATGTCAAACGGTAGTAAATTCGTAAGGAATATAACGCTCGTTGACAAGGCCGGGGGTAAGGCCGAATACGTACTATCTGCGGATGAGATTCGCCATTACGGAAATGTAAAGGCCGAATTGCTTATGTACTATACGAACGGTCAGGCGTTTTCAATTCATCAATTCGAATTTAATATCGAACGATCACTTATCGACCAAGATATCGCGCCTATTGCGGAATATTATATCGACGATTTTGAGGCGCTTAAAGCGCAGATTGAAGACTTGTACGACGATGTAATCGCAACTGTCGCTGAACTCGAAGAAAAGTTCGAAGACTTGAACAACGTTGAGACTAAAGACGGTGCACAGGCGAAAGTGGACGTTCATGCAAATAACAGTGACGTTCATGTTACGGTGGCTCAAAAAACGGCATGGAACGCAAAAGAAACGCCGGCGGGTGCGCAAGCCAAAGTTACTGAACATGCGAACAATTTAACGGTGCATATTACGACCGAGGAAAGAGCGTCGTGGAATAGCCGAGAAACTACAGCAGGTTCACAAGCTAAAGTAAATGCGCACGAAGCCAAAACGGAAATTCACGTAACAGAAGTGGATAAAGAAAAGTGGAATGGGGCGCAATTAGCGAAAATAACGCTAGATAACGGAAGGGTCACGTATAAAGGTACGTCTGAAGTCACTGACTATAATACGATGACTCAAACCGGCATGTTCTTGATCTTTAACACTGGCTTAAACGGACCGCCGTCTTTAAGTCGTATATTCTTGCTTGTTATGAGCAACGGAAATACGTTGGTGCAAATAGCCTACGAATCTTTAAACGGTAAACAGGCGTATTTCCGTTTTCGAAAAACTGATTCGGAGACTTGGACGGCTTGGGAACGGCAATTAACGGCATCCGATCTTGACGTTGTATGGAACATTCCAACATTGCAGCCCGGTTGGAAGCAATATGCGCCATCAGACGGTAGCATTCACACAGTTAGATTTAGTAAGGATGCTGCGGGAGTTGTCGAGATAAAAGGTGCTGTTTACGGAGGAGTGCTAGGACTTGATACGCCAGTCTTTACCTTACCCGCAGGTTACCGTCCAATGCAGTCCGAGTATTTCGTCGGAGTCGCGTCAAGTGTTGGGACGCCTGGAGTTCCGCAAATACACAGGACCTTTATCGGCACAGACGGTAGGGTATGTATTCAATCTTCGTCAAATACGTCAAACCCCGTTGAATTTATATCATTCGGTTTTCGGTTTAGGACTAGATAAGGAGGTAGTTAAAAATGTGGGTCTATAAATACGACGATAATTACGTTTGGCAGCCGGGGGAAGAAATTGAGATTGACGTTGAAAACGGGGAGCAAATTCCCGAAGGATACACACAGACACAACCAGCGGACGGTCTGTATATCGCGAAGTACGACCCGGATAAAGACGTGTGGTTCGAATCGGCTACGCAAGAATATATCGACAGTTTTCAACCGCAGCCGGTCACCCAACCGTCAAAAATGGAAGTCATCGAGCAGCAAATCGCCGATCTTTATTATCTAATCGCGTTAGGAGGTATGTAGAATGGCTATCGATTGGTTTTCGATAATCAAAGGCTTTTATGATAACGGTCTTTGGTCAAAGAAACGCGTCCATGACGTAGTGGCAGTCGGCAGAATTACGCCGGAACAATACGAAGAAATTACGGGAGATAAATACGAAGCTGATAAGCCGCCGGCCGAAGAGTCGTAGGCTTTTTATTTTGGAAGGAGAGACGTTCTTATGGCGGAGCCGAGCAATACCGAATTAAACGAAAAGATTTCGGATATTCGTGAGTGGCTCGTTCGTATTGACACGAAGGTCGACTATTTCAACGACGTTAAAACAAAAGCAGACCAAGCGGACGAGAAAGCAGACGAAGCGCTGGCAATAGCGAAGGAAAACCGCGCAGACATAGCGGATATGCGCGCGAATACGAAATGGGTATGGGGCGTGATGCTGACGGTGGTAGGTTTATTGCTATCGGTAGGCATCGCGCTTTTTAAATAGATAAAACGAAAAGGGAGACGATTATATGACGATTAAAGTACGAAAAATGCTCGTATCTTCTGTGAAAACTTCAATTAAATGCCCGTATTCCATGAACGCGAAATACATCACGTTTCACAATACGGCAAATGATGCGCCTGCGGAAAATGAAATTACGTATATGCGGAACAACAACGCAACAGTTTCGTACCACTTCGCAGTTGACGATATAGAAGTTATTCAGGGGATTGAAACGAATAGAAACGCATGGCATTGCGGGGATGGATCTGCGGTTAACAGCGGAAACAGAACGTCAATCGGCGTCGAGGTTTGTTATTCAAAATCCGGTGGCGAGCGATACAAAAAGGCGGAAGCGCTGGCGATTAAATTTATTGCGCAGCTTCTTAAAGAACGCGGATGGGGCGTCGATCGCGTCAAAAAGCACGAAGATTGGAGCGGGAAGCACTGTCCGCATCGTGTGCTCGATGAAGGTCGTTGGGGTGCAGTTAAAGCGGCAATTGCGAAGGAACTCGCTGCGCTAAACGGAAGCAAGTCGCCAGCTAAAACGGGTGCAGCGACTAAGCCGGTTAAAACTAGCGCACCGAAGAAGTCGTCCAAAAAACTAACGGTACCTACCGGCGTCATCCGTCAAGGTGCTCGTGGGTCATCCGTCACGCAACTTCAGAACGCACTAGCAGCCGTTTTTTTCTATCCGAATAAAGGGGCGAAAAATAACGGAATCGACGGCATCTATGGTCCGAAAACGGCAAACGCAGTCAAGCGATTCCAGTCGACGCAGTCCGGCATTGCAAACGATGGCATCTACGGGCCAGCAACACGCGCCAAACTAGTGGCGGCACTAAAGAAAGCGGGGTATAGCGTATGAAGACGAATATTAGTGCAGGAACGGTGACTCGGTTTATTTTGCTTGCGTTGGCTCTCGTAAATAGCGGGCTGACGATGTTTGGCGTTCAGACGATTCCGGTAGACGAAGCGGCAGTGTCCGACTTTATTGCTTTGCTGTTTCTCGGAGTGACTTCGTTATGGGCGTACTGGAAGAACAACGACGTATCTAAGAAAGCACGCGAAAGAAAAGCGTTGGATGAAGTCGGCAAGAAATAAGCGGAACTTTCGGCGGTTGCTTACGTATAAAAACGTAGGTAGCCGTCTTACATAACAATAACGTATAATTAAAAGAAAAAGGTCGTGGTTAAATGAAGCGTGTCAGACTACTTTTTTCTATAGTAATAGCCTTGCTGATAATTGCGGGGTGTTCGTCGAATACTCAGCCGAGCAATAAAGACGAAGAAGTACAAGCTAAAGAAACCGACGCAAACGATAATTTGCGTGAGGACAGCGATCTGTGGGCTTATAGTTCGGAGATTAATGACGAGGATAATATCGACGGGCTTAACATAAAAGTTGATCGAATTCTCATTTCGCCATCAAGCGCTCATATCGCGATAAAAGGTTCGATTGAAAATATCGGACATTCTTCCTTCGAAGCATTTCCGGCATCCGAAACGATTAAGTTAAACACTGGCGAAGAGCTTGGTCCGGAAGAATTAATCAAAGTATCGGAAGAAGGTACGTCCACGCTGAAGAAAAAAGGCGATAGGCTCGACTTCTTTTACGCATGGCCAATGTCGAATACGTCACCAAATGAGCTAACTAGCGTTAGCTTATCGTGGAAAATTTACGAAATGGCCGGAAAGGACGTCTCTGACTCGACTTCATTTTCTCGCGAATATACGTTTAATCAATAACGAAAAGCCCCGTCCCTAACCGGATGGGGCGTTTTTTACGTTTAGTATATCCGCAAACTTAACGAAATTAGTATCGCCTCGATTATCCTTCACACGAAATTCCTTCCGTAGATGGTCCACGTACACAACGCGCCCACTCACTTCGCGAATGAATCCGTCATCATATAATTCGAAAAATAGCGGCATATCTTCGCTCACCGCCGAAGAAATAACGAACTCAAATTCGGCGAATTGTTCTTCGCTTAATACCGGCCGTTCTATCTTCTGCTTCGCGAGGCGTAATTGACGCAAAGCTTCGTTGTGCTCCGGCAATATAAACTTCATTTGCCAGCGGTTCTGATCCTTCCGTTCATCCCACATAGGCGACACCTCCGGTTAAATTATAACCGAATGTGTGTTCGTTTATCAATCCTTAAAAATTTCGTCCGTAGATGATACACCTCTGTCGATATCTCGGAGTAGCATTTCGAAACTGCTTTCAATATTTTCAGCAATCCTTTTAACAGAAGCGGTTCCGGGTGTTTTTGAATCCTCGTAAAAATGGCCTTCTTTAATGTTATTTAATTATGATTTAATGTATCTGATATCTGCTGAAAATTTATCTCTTACGGATGATGTCATAGTTTATTTTCCTCCTACCGTACCTCGAATAGTTTGTTCATATCGCTTATTCCTAAAACCTCGCATATCTTTCCGATGTGTGTTCGATTGACTGTTGTTCTTTGTTGTTGCGATATTTCACTGATCACATTCGGGCGCAATCCTGCTTTTTCTGCGAGTTCTTTTTTAGTCATGCCGATTT